TATTTGGCACAACAGGTACAGGTAACTCAGCAGAAGTAATGTCAATTGTAGTAGACATATTTCGTGAATTTTTACAAGACTACGGTGATAATGTGCAAAAAATTATATTTGATGCAAAAGAAACCAGTCGCATAGCATTATACACAAAAATGGTTAATCGTTTAATACCCAATTGGGATTTGGAACAAGAATATAGTCCGGATTTGGGATTAAGATTTATATTAACTAATCCAAAACAAAGGTAACCTAATACTTTACTTTTGTCACACTCCTGTAGTATAATATGCTATAGGAGTTTTGTTTTATGATTATAGGTATTACAGGGTTTATTGGTAGCGGCAAAGACACTATTGCTGACTATCTAACTACATTTCACGGATATAAACGAATTAGTTTTGCAGGCACTCTTAAGGATGCTTGTGCTTCTGTGTTTGGATGGGACCGCGATCTGCTAGAAGGTACTACAAAATCTAGTAGAGAATGGCGTGAGCAAGTAGATCCATGGTGGAGTGAACGATTGGGTATACCTGAACTTACTCCTAGATGGGTGTTACAACAGTGGGGCACAGAGGTATGTCGTGAAGGTTTTCATAATGACATCTGGGTAGCAAGCGTTGAAAATCAACTACGAAAAGCTAAGGATAATATTGTAATTACAGATTGTCGTTTTGATAATGAAGTAAATGCTATTAAAAATGCAGGTGGTATCACGATGAGAGTTGAGCGAGGAGAAAGACCCAAGTGGTATGATTCCGCGGTTAATTATAATAAAGGACCAAATAGTAATGCATTGTGGTCAATAAGTAAATCAAAATTAGACAGACTGAAAGTACATGCAAGTGAATATAGTAGCGTGGGTCTAGACTATGATTTCTATATAGATAATAATGATACCATTGACAAATTACATAAACAAATAGAAGATTTAATCAACTTGTAAATCTCCTCTTTTCCAATTTACCTGAGTCTTTTTCACAACTTCAACACAATTTAAGCATATGGTTCTTAAATTAGAAAAATTAACATTTTCTAAGCTACCATCTATATGATAGACAGTGGTCTGACTAGGATACAGACTTTTAAAACCACATAAGTCACATGTGGTTTTTTTCTTATATGAACTTTTTTGCCAAGTAGCTGTTCTTGGTTTTAACTTCTTTTTCTTTCTACCGCATTCATCACAACTACCGCGATAATGTGTAGTATCATTGCGTTTGTAGTTTATCGCACAATAATTCTTATTACAAATTTTACACACAGGTCTCATGTGTTTATTTAGTACAGAAACCTTCGAAGGCACGGTTATTCGTGCCTTTTTTAGTATATTCGCTAAATATAACTATGATAGGTCTTAAAGCCTTATAATTATAACTTAAAGGAAAACAACATGGCACTAAGTTCACCAGGCGTAGAAGTAACAATCATTGACCAAAGTCAATATTTACCAGCTGCCTCAAATTCAGTCCCCCTAATATTAATAGCAACAGCAAATAATAAAGCTGATGCCGCTGGTACTGGTACTGCTATTGCAACAATAGCATCAAATGCTAATAAATTATATCAGGTAACAAGTCAGCGTGATTTGATTAATTTATACGGTAGTCCATTCTTCTATAAAACAACGAATGGAACAAGTATTCATGGTTACGAATTAAACGAATATGGATTATTGGCTGCGTATTCATTATTGGGTACTACCAATCGTGCTTACGTTTTACGTGCTGATATTGATTTAGGAAGTTTAGTAGGTCAGTTATCACGCCCACTTGGTCCACCGGATGATGGTACATATTGGTTAGATACAATAAATTCATTATGGGGTATCTATGAATTTAATAGTACCTTAAATAAATTTGTCAATAAAGAACCAATGGTAATAGTTGATAGTGTTAATATTCTTGACGACATGCCAAGAGACAGAATTGGCAACATCGGTGATTACGCAGTAATTCCAGGACAAACAATTTATGGTCAATTGTACAATAGCACTTTCTTTTATAAAACAAAAGATAATCAGTGGGTTCCGGTTGGATCTAGAGAATGGAAAATATCAAACCCTACAGTAACTGCTACTCTAACACCACAACAATTAAATGTGGGAGACTCATTTACCATTAACGCAGACGGAGACTATCTAATTAGTATTGTTGTTCCTTCTTCTCCAAATAACACAGTTACAGGTATTGCTAATTTGATTAATAGCAAGGGTGCATCAGATTTGTATGCTACTTCATCTGGTAATATTTTGAAGATTTATTATGGTGAATATGGAATTGAAAAATCAATTACATTGAACATTGGTGCTGGTACTGTCTTAGATGCATTAGGTATTGATGCAGGTAGATATTTTAGCCCAGAAGTAGTATTTGGTACAAGCGCCCAAATGCCATTATGGACAACTAGTCAAGATAATCCTCGTCCAACCGGATCACTTTGGATCAAAACGAGCGCGGCTGGTAATGGTATGGATTTTGCTTTGTCTAAGTATTCAGCAAGAACAGCATCATTCAATACAGTAAACGTAGGGAAATATTCTAATGAATTACATGCTACATACGATTTAGATTCCTCTGGTGGAAAATCTATTCCTACTGATACGG